GAATATCGCCCTGCGCCTCCACCACCAACTGTAACTGTATATGTCCCTGTTCCAACAGTCCCTGTTGAGCCGTATCTATATCCCCCTGCGCCTCCACCACCAACACCAGTTCCGCCGCCGCCCCCTGCAATAATTAAATATGTAACAGTGTTAGAGCCGCCAGAATTTCCTGAGTTTTGGATCCAAAAACTACCAGAGCTATAAAAATAATGAGTTCTATAATTGCCGCTTTGTGACACACTTCCACCAGTAGCGTAAACATATGCAGGGGAGCTAGTGCCATAAAACTGGCTCATACTTATTGTGCCGCTTGAAGGTACTCCTCCTGCTACGCCATAATATTCGCTAAGTGAGTGAGGCGTTGACCCTCCAAATTCAGATGCAATGTTGGCTAGTGATATTGCTCCACTGCTTTGTAACGTCATATTTAACCCTCAAGTATAGCTCTAAGCCGTTCTATTTCATCTTGCTGTTCTTTAATTGCTTCGATTAGCAAGCCAACTATATTTCCGTAATCTACTGCTTTAGTGCTTGTTGTTTCGCCTGTTGTTGGGTTTGTATCTTCAATATCCTTAACCACTTCTGGCAAAACTTTTTCAAGTTCTTGAGCAATTACACCAGTTCGAGGGCGGTCTGTTTCTATTTCAGTGTAATAAACACCACGCATCGCTTTGATTTTATCAATAGGATTATCAATAGTAACAATATCTTTTTTAAGCCGCTCATCTGAGTAGGCTGTAACGTTACCAGAAAATGTTACGTTACCACTGCCGTCCAATGTCATTCTGTTAGAGCCGCCACTATCTCTATGATAGAAAGCTGTATAATATTGCATATACCAAGAGTTAGAATGATATTGCAGTTTACCATGACTTTCACCAGACCATGTATTTGAACTTGACCTGATATCGCCTGTTGAACCAGAAATTGTTACTGCACCAGTTCCACCACCAAATGAAATAACACCTGATGTGCTGTCGGTTGCATCACTTCTGAGAAACTGAGATGCTTCTAGCCCATCTACTTGGTCAGCATTTATATTTAGCGCATCAATATCAGATTTTGTTTGATCAGCAGTTGCTGAAGCCTCAATTCCATTGAGCTTAGTGTGGTCAGCATCAGTAAACACATTGCTATCAGTAGCACTTTCCACAAGCGTTCTTATTTCAGCCGCAGTTTGGTCAGCCGTGGCGCTTGCCTCGATGCCGTCCAATTTAGTTCCGTCAGTGGCAAGATCTCTTCCGTCTACTGAACCGGAAACAGTAATATTACCGGTAACATCTAAACCGCCGGAAATAGCTTCTGCTTTTGTTGCCCCTGCTAATTGTAGCCTTTTAAAGTCATCAGCTATTACAGTAATGGAAACTTTTGCGCTGCCGCTAAGAGATAGCGCACTACCGCCACCGCTACTTTCGGATGGGGAACGTGTAAGGGTAGTCCCACTAGAAGCATATTGGCCCTGGCCTAGCTCCCAGCTACTTCCTTCTTCTATCAGATATTGGACAACATCGCCATTAGCTACTCCTGCATCAGCGAAAGATTGGAAGCCGGTTTCGGCACTGCCCAGGGTTATGGTTCCAGCCCCCGTACTGGAGGTTCCCATTTTTGCCCTATTGAATAGTTTTGCCATGCCGAGCTCCTACTATGTCAGCGTTAAGATACCGTTTGCTCCAATATCGATAGTGAAGGTATCACCGTCGTTTAGCGTGAGAGCTGATCCATAATCGTAATATCCGACAATTGGATCGGCAGGAGATGTTGGCGTATCGTTATAAACTATAACGTATCTAAAAGCTGCCACTGAACCGCCAGAAGCTGTCAAGACTTTATCGTCAGCGGACAATTTATAAGTACCGCCTGTTTGTGTGCTCGTTACGTTTGCTAATGTTCTGTCAGATAAATTGGTATAGCTGATCTGCGTTGTGTTTGCTAAAACACCGTTTCCGTCTGTGGCTATACTTGTTCCTGATGTTGGATCAGTAGCGCACAAAGCAATTTTGAACGTGTCAGCGTTCATGTCCATTGCATTAGCCAGGTTGACCACGAAGTCATTTACTTTAGTAAAACTTGCCATTTAATAGCTCCTTATTTTCATTCGACGGCCAGAACCGCCAGTTTTCGCTAACTCGTTTTCTTGGTTTAAAGTTTCCAGGGCAGACGTGTAGTACGCCCCCCAAACTGGGATCCGATTGTCCTCCATAAGATATGGAGCGGATTGTAAAAGCGAAGCATACAAGTAAACATCCGGATAATAAGTCAGGATCCAATTTGTTGTTATGCTATTGCTTAAACCCTCTATAGCTTCATAATAAAGCATCTCTATTGTGTAGTCCGCGTCGGGAGACGGAAACACCTCTATCGAGCCATCGATCATCGCGTAGTATGCCGGTTCCCCAGTAGCGTTACCAGCTTCTGCTCTTAACTTAGATATTTCATTTGTGCCGGCTAATTCTAAAACTTTAGTCTCCGCCGTATTTAAAGTCATTCTAACTGGCGAAAGAAAATCAATTGGTAAAGCTGTAAACTGATTATCTAACAATGCAGTTTTACGGGTTTCCATTCTCCAGTGCCTAATATCTCTATTCATTTTTGCTTCTGCTAAACGAATAAAAGTAGGTATGACGTTTGTTAAATCGTCACGATTTAAAAAATTTGCTATTTCTGTTTTTAGCTCGGTAAAATTTGATAGGCTCATTGCATTTTGCCCTCACGTCTAAAATATTGCTCCAGCTCCTTAAATACCGGCCTGGCAACATTAGCAGCTCCCGTAGCAACTCCCTTAACAACCGGTTTTGCAAAAGGAGCCAAAGATAACGCAGCATCGCCAGCGCCCACGGCGACTTGACCAACTTGGCCTAAAACACCAGGGATGCCGTTCATAGCGTAAGCGTCAGGTATATTCCTGGCAGCGTCGTAAGCGTCTTCCGCGCCCATTGCAGTGCCAACGCCTGGCATAAACGCTGCCGCATTCATTGCTTGGGTGGCTAATCGTGGGTTGCCAGTCCTACGCAAGACTTCGTCAAAAATACTATAACCTATCATGTTCTCCGTATTGCTGGCATCCATTGCCGCCTGGAGCTCGTCCTGGGAATATTTATAGCCAGGCGCTACGCCTCGGCCTCGGTTACGACCGGACAATTCCATGTTTGGCTCTCGCGGTGTTTTCATCTCAAAAGCTTCGCCGGCAACGCCCATAGTGTTGTCGTATTGGCGACGTATTTTTTGCTCCTGCAAGTTGGCGATTTTAGCTTTTAGGTTGTTTTCTAATTCACTCATTGCGCCCTCATGTTGTAATAAAGAGGGCTCTCAGGTGTGCCTGGTTGTGGATCCTGCATTGATAACGCACCCATAACACCACCACCGGCAAAGGGGAGGGACATAGCTCGTTTATTCATAATAAAATCAAATAGCACCTGATCCATTGTCGTGCCGCGTTTGGCAGCCGTCGTCGCCGCTCTATCACGCATAGCGCCCATAAACGTGGTTAAGCTGCTTGGGTCTACTCCGGTTTTCTTTGACGCGCCCATCCAAAGAGCTGCTTGCGTTTGCGGACCAGTTAGACCCAATTGCTGGCCAAGCTCGAACATAAAGTCCTCCATATGGCCATATTCGGCAGTATTGGGTTTTTGAGCCCAAACAATCGGATTATCCATCATTTCTTGAATAGGAATGACGCCGTCTTTCACGGCTTTTTTTGGATTAAATCCAGGGTTGCCGCTGGCATGTTTCTTAAAATATTTTTTAGACTTAGGATACTTGGCAATTAAATTTTCCATAAATTCTTTGCCGACTTCTGTACCGCCAGTAGCAAGCCAATTCGGATCCATCGATGCCATGCCAAAGTACCTGGTAAAATGCAGATCTGCCGCGATGTTTTTCTCGCTGCCTTTTAGCGACGCGGTAAAGCCTTTAGGTTTTGGATTTTCTGTAAAACTACCTTTTGACGGCGCAACACCTGGCTCGGCTAAGCCAGACCAAGCGCCCTGATTTTGACGCGCAACGATTAGCTCCTGCAATCCGCCGGTCTTATGACCGTAGCCTTTTTTTCTGGTTTTGGCCAAAGCTCGACCGTCAGCTATATTTTCGACGTCAGCTAGATCGCTCATGTACTTTTGGCCGGAGCTCATGTTGCTGTTACGAGGCACTGTCTGGTTATACATGCGCTCGCGGATAGCTGAAGCGTTGCCAATATTTGGCGGTACTTTAGAACCTGGTGAGGCAGCTCCTACAAGATCCAGGAATTCGTGCCACTGCCGCAAGCCTTCATCAGGGCCGTAACCAGTTACAAACCAGTCAAGAAGCTCCTCGGTGTTATACCAATCTTCGCCAACATCCAGGCCGGCGGAAATGTTTTCTAACATTGTTTTACGCATTTGATTATTTGGATCGCGCAAAGCAGCTAAAGATTTCTCAAGCCTGGGCGTTAATTTTGCCGGCTTATATCGCATAAGCGAAAATTCATTACGATTAGGTCCGGCACCCTTATACTCAGGCTTAGAGCCTGGCGGTTTGCCGAACAAACTTAATAATGCTTCTTGGCCTTGTTTTAGATATGCCACTTACCGCCTCACACTTTTTTTGCCGCTACACCCCCAGGCTTTACGGCGAACCTTAACTTTCGGTGTGCGCTTCTGACTAACAGTCCTAGCGCAATAATTATCTCCGCGTTTCGTACCAGGTCGAGAAATACGCCGGTGCGTTTTCCCTTTGCTATCCTTGTACGTTGTGCCGTCAGCATACTTTTTGCTGGCCGGTACTTTTTTTCTTTTTGCCGGCATTACTTTTTCTTCGGTGGCCGACCGCGTTTTGACCCATAGGTGCCTTTACCTTTTGGCATTACGCTCTCCTCTTAGTTTTCTTTTTGGTGGGTTTCTTTTTCGCCGTTTTGGCAGCGCGTTTGAATTGGGCGTCGGAAGGACGGCCCTTTTCACCTTTGCGCTTCATCCGTTCTCCAGAACCGGCTTTTATCCTGGCTCTCTTCTTCGCGATGTTCCTATAGAGCGACATAAAAAACCCCAAGTTAATCTTGCGATCAAATTAACATGAGCCAGGCTAAAATACCTAAATTCTATGCGATGCCCTGGATGTTGCGGCGGAGCTCGCCGCGAAACCGATTAAACG